TTATATGTTCTGGCGCTAAACCATTATATTTTCTAGACTATATTTCTACCAAATCGCTTGATGCTAACGTCAGTGACATTGTTTATGGAGTTGCCACCGGTTGTGCTATGGCAGGAATGGAACTACTAGGTGGAGAAACTGCAGAACATTTTAGAGCAACTGATTATGATCTTGCTGGTTTCTGTACCGGTGTTGTAGAGAAGAATGAGATTGTTGATGGAAGTAATATCAGAGCAGGTGATATAGTCATTGGTATTGAGAGTAGCGGACTCCATAGTAATGGATATACTCTTGTTAATCATTTGCTTAACAGAAATTACATTTACTATAAGGAGATGCCAGAGTTGCTGAGACCCACCACCATCTATGCTCGTCTCATTCAGCACCTATTGGATGAGGTTCCTATTCTGGGAATGGCTCACATCACTGGTGGTGGTATCTCTGAGAACCTTCCTAGATGCCTTCCAAAGCATCTGACTGTTGATGTTGATTATGATGCTTGGGATAGACCAGAACTCTTTAACAAGATCCAGCAGGCAGGTGACATTGCTGAGGAAGAGATGCGTAATGTATTCAATCTTGGTATTGGATTCTGTATCATTGTTCCTCCAGATGTGGTAGAATATACTCAAACACTTATAGATATGAAGTCATGGGTTATTGGAGTTGTTGAATGAAGTTTAAAGCCAAAGTTTATATTCGTCTGAGAGCTCAGGTTGATGACTCTGCAGGTAATGCAGTTCGTCAGGCATGTGGTAGACTATCTGATCTAAGTATGCAGAAACTAAGATTGAGTAAAATGATTGAGATTGATTTTGAGGCACCCAATAAGGAGTATGCTGAGAAAGAGATTGAAACACTCAGTAACAGGTTGTTTGCAAACACTGTGATTGAAGATTATGAGTGGAATATTTGGGAGGTTGATTGATGGGATTCTTAATTGGTGGGGCAGAAGAAGGTGCAGAGAAGGAGATTGTAACATCAGATAAGGACTACTCCTCATTGACTGATAAGGAACTCTTGAAACTTAGAGACCAGACAGTGAAGGATGTTGCTAAGTTTAATAACTTCCAAATGGGCAGAAAGATTGCTCTGAACTCTGCTTATGGTGCCATTGGTAATCAGTATTTTAGATACTATAAGTTAGCAAATGCTGAAGCAATCACTCTATCTGGACAGACATCTATTAGATGGATTGAGATTCGCATGAATGCATACCTAAATAATCTATTAAAAACAGAAGATGTGGATTATGTCATTGCATCTGACACTGACTCAATCTATATTAATTTTGGACCTCTCGTTAATAAATTTTTTAGTGATCATATCAGCAATAAGGCTAAACTTGTGGGGATACTTGACCAGATCTGCCAGGACAAGTTGGAACCGTTCATCGAATCCTCTTATCAAACTCTTGCGACGTATGTGAATGCATATGATCAGAAGATGCAGATGAAGAGAGAGAACATTGCTGATCGTGGAATCTGGACTGCTAAGAAGAGATACATCCTCAATGTGTGGGATAGTGAGGGTGTTAGATATGAGGAACCCAAACTGAAGATGATGGGTATTGAGGCAGTGAAGTCCTCTACACCTGCTCCATGTAGGAAGATGATTAAGGATGCTCTACACCTAATGATGGAGGGCACAGAGGAGGATGTGATTGACTTTATTGATGATGCTAAAACCAAGTTTAGGAATATGCCTCCAGAGCAGATTGCCTTTCCTAGGTCAATCTCTGATGTGAAGAAGCACAAAGCGCACTCTACAATCTATGGTAAGGGATGCCCTATCCATGTAAGAGGAGCATTACTATATAATCATTATTTGAAAGAAAGAGGTTTAACTAATAAGTATTCTCTTATCAATAATGGTGATAAAATCAAGTTTATATACTTAAAGAAACAAAACCCAATCAGAGAGAATGTTATTTCATTCATCTCTGAGTTCCCTTATGAGATGGGAATTGACAAGTACATAGACTATGAGTTACAATTCAGCAAAGCTTTCTTAGAGCCTGTAAAGGTTATCCTTGATGCTATTGGTTGGAATGTTGAAAAGGTTGTAAACCTAGAATTATTTTTTGGATGATGGATTTGACTATGGACTTCTTACGCGATATTGTAAAAGAGATTGGAGATGAGTACACAAAACTTGCAGCAGATATTGACGACACTGAGACATATGTGGACACAGGTTCGTTCGTTCTTAACGCTCTTGTATCTGGGTCTATCAGTGGTGGGGTATCTGGCAATAAAATTACTGCAATTGCTGGCGAAAGTTCTACTGGAAAGACTTTCTTTTCACTCGCAGTGGTCAAGAACTTCCTGGATACTAATCCCGATGCATATTGCCTTTATTTTGATACTGAGGCAGCAGTTAATAAATCACTACTAGTAAGTCGTGGCATTGACTTAAATAGATTTGTTGTTATCAATGTTGTAACAATTGAGCAGTTTAGGCAGAAGGCACTTCAGGCTGTTGATATATATTTAAAAACCTCTGAGGATGAACGTAAACCTTGTATGTTCGTGCTAGACTCTTTGGGTATGTTATCCACAGAGAAGGAGATTCGTGATGCGTTAGATGACAAACAAGTAAGAGATATGACTAAATCTCAACTTGTCAAAGGTGCTTTTAGAATGTTAACATTGAAACTTGGTCAAGCAAAAATTCCAATGATTGTTACCAATCATACCTACGATGTTATTGGCTCTTACGTTCCTACAAAAGAAATGGGTGGTGGTTCTGGTCTTAAGTATGCTGCTAGCACTATCATCTATCTTAGCAAGAAGAAGGAAAAGGATGGAACAGAAGTCGTTGGAAATCTTATCAAGGCAAAGACTGCTAAGTCGCGTTTAAGTAAAGAGAATAAGGATGTCACTATTCGTTTATTTTATGATCATAGGGGTCTTGATAGGTACTATGGTCTACTTGAGTTAGGAGAACTTGGAGGACTATGGAAGAATGTAGCAGGACGCTATGAGATGGATGGCAAGAAGGTTTATGCCAAGGCAATCTTGAAAGATCCAGAACAATACTTCACTGAAGAAGTAATGCAACAATTAGATCAAATCGCCAAAAAGGAATTTAGTTATGGAGAGGGTTGAGTTTCTTGTTCTCAAGAACCTTTTACACAATGAGGAATATTTAAGGAAAGTAATTCCTTTTATCAAAACAGAATACTTTCAAGACTTCAATCAAAAGACACTTTATGATGAGATCAGTAACTTTGTAACTGAATACAATAGGGTTCCTACAAAGGAAGTTCTCAATATTGAAGTAGAGAAAAGAAGTGATATTAATGAAACCTCTTACAAAGAAATCACTACTCTAATTGAACACCTAGATAGTGAACCTGCTGAGATAGAATGGTTAATGGATACTACTGAGAAGTGGTGTCGTGATCGTGCTATCTACCTTGCCCTGATGGAGTCTATTCATATTGCTGATGGTGGTGATGATAAGAAAACCCCAGATGCTATTCCTTCAATTCTCTCTGATGCACTTGCTGTATCCTTTGATAATCATGTAGGTCACGACTATCTAGAAGATTATGAAGCAAGATATGACTTATACAACAAGAAAGAGGAAAGGATCGCATTCGACCTGGACTTCCTCAACAAAATTACAAAGGGTGGCCTTCCAAACAAAACACTCAATATTGCTCTTGCTGGCACTGGTGTTGGTAAGTCTTTGTTTATGTGTCATGTCGCAAGCAGTGTGTTACTCCAAGGCAAGAACGTACTATACATCACAGCTGAGATGGCTGAGGAAAGAATTGCAGAAAGAATTGATGCTAATCTTTTGAATGTTCCTATTGGGGATATTGCTGCCCTTCCAAAACAGATCTTTGAAACTAAAGTCAACAATGTTGCACAGAAAACTCAAGGTTCTCTTATAATTAAAGAATACCCAACTGCTACTGCACATGTAGGGCACTTTAAGGCACTTATTAATGAGCTCGCTCTTAAGAAATCATTTAGACCTGATATTATTTTCATTGATTACCTTAATATATGTGCTTCCGAAAGGTATCGCGCAGGTAGCAATGTCAATTCATATACAACTGTCAAGGCTATTGCTGAAGAGCTTCGAGGGTTGGCTGTCGAGGCAAACGTCCCTATCGTTTCTGCCACGCAGACCACTCGCTCTGGTTATGGTAGCAGTGACGTTGAGCTTACTGATACTAGTGAGTCCTTTGGTCTCCCTGCTACTGCTGATCTTATGTTTGCCCTTATTTCAACTGATGACCTTGAGGGGCTTGGACAAATACTAGTCAAGCAATTGAAGAATAGATACAATGATATCAATATCAATAAGAGATTTGTTGTGGGTATTGATAGAGCAAAGATGAGACTCTATGATTGTGAGCAGTCAGCACAAGAAGACTTGCTTGACAATGGTAAAGATGAGGAGTATAGTAATGATGAAAAACCAAAGAAGTCATTTGATGGATTTAAATTCTAATGGGACTTACTAATAGAAAGTTACAAACACAAATTACTAAGATAGAAGCTCCTCATTATTTTGAAGTCAGAGATACAATAGGTGAAAGAGTGTGTCATTGTGGTTCTGAAAAAGATGCCATTGCAGCATGTGAAAGAAACTGGGCATATGATTACACATATGTAAAAGTATATTTTTCACCACCAAAAACAGTTGATGTGTCACACACAACACTTTCTCCTGACTTAGGACTTACTGAACAAAAGATCCTCCCTGAAAATCAACAACAACCTTTAAATTTATGACTGTAGACACGCAAAGATACCTTGAATTTGTAAATGAAGTCACCTCAGAACAAAGTAAAGACCACCAAGCTTTTGTATATCGTATCCAAGAACTTGAAGGTCAAGACTTTCCTACCGAGCGATTGCTTACTGCTGCTGTAGGAATGTCTGCTGAGGCAGGTGAGTTTACTGAAGTAGTCAAGAAAATTATCTTCCAAGGTAAACCTGTAAATGAAGAGAACCTGTTTCACTTGAAGCGTGAACTGGGAGATGTCATGTGGTATGTTGCACAAGCCTGTATGGGTCTTGATACTACCATTGATGAGATCATTGAAATGAATGTAGATAAACTGAAATCTCGCTACCCTGGTGGTGAGTTTAATGTTCATGAATCTGAAAACCGTAAATCTGGAGATGTATGATTAAACTTGAACTTGATGTGAGAAGTGCAGTTGCTGTAAGGCAGGCACTCTATCGTGAACAAAATGGATACACATTAGATGTATCTTGTTGCCCAACACGAATCATTGATATTCGTAATATTATTGTAAACATTGACAACCAAATTGAGGAGACACTAAAAAATGAACATGAATCCACTAACAACTGATGAAGTCCATGCAGCATCAGATAGATTCTTTCCATTGTTTGATATTATTCTAAGGAATATGCCAGAAGGTTCAAAGACTGAAGATTGTTTGAAGGTAATGGAGTCTGTTTGTGCTCTTGCACACAAGATGAGACTTGAAGATCATCCAGATCATATGCCTTTTGGGTTCAACAAGAAGAAACAAAAAGAAGAGGAAGTATAAATAAAGAAAGGAATAGTAATTGCGAACGAAAATGTCTTCATCAATGCGTAACTTCATGGAAGCATACTCTGCTGTCCATAGTGTGGAAGCAAAGGAAGAGTATTATTCACAAAGAGATCCAGTCAGTGAAATGAACACTGCATCTCTGACTGATAATGACCTTCGTGAGATTTCTGAAGAAATATGTGAAACCCTTTTTGCTGAGGGACTCACACCTCAAGAAGCAGCAGATGTTTTGTCTGATGTTCTTGCAGAAGGTGATAACACTGGAAGGAATGCTAAACTTTCCAGACTCTTTGATGCATTTGCTGAGACATTTACTCGTATTCAATCAAAAGCAAAACAACTTGAAGGATTTGCTGAGTATAGATACTCCAAGAGACTTCAAGAAACCTGGTCTGTTAGGCATAGTCAAGAGAAGAGAGTTCAGAGACATCATGCTGCTTTGGTAGCAGAAGATGTTGCTGTTGTGAAAGCAGGTCTTCTTAAAATGATTGAAGGTTACCAACCTCTTCCTAAAGAGAAGATGGAACGTCAATCCAATAAAGCTTATGCTAAGGAAGTTGTTGCTGCTCGTCATGGTAAAGGAAAGGAAACCAATAAGCAGATGCAACGTAGAATTGCAATGCAGAATCCTGCAGGTCGTAAAGCACAACTAGCTAAAGAGGAAAAAGATCCTTGCTGGGATAGCCACAAGAAAGTTGGTATGAAGAAGAAGGGTGGCAAGATGGTCCCCAACTGTGTGCCCAAGAATGAGGAGTTTGTAGCAGAGAAGAAAGGTTCTAAGCCTGACTATTTGGACTTTGATGGTGATGGTGATGAGAAGGAGACTATGAAGAAGGCACTTTCTGACAAGAAGAAAGGCAAGAAAGGTATGAAGGAAGGCATTGATCCTAAGGGTGCTGCTCGTATGGATGCTGCCAAGGGTAAGATGAAGAAGGAGGAAGTAGAAGAGTATGTTGACTTCCTTATTTCTGAAGGGTATAATTGTTCAGATCTTACCTGGGATGATATGAGTGAGGAGTATGAATCTTTAGACGAAGGATTGCGTTCTGCAGTAAAAAGACTTCTTGGTGGCAAAAAGAAAGAAGAACCAGCAAAACCCATGAGTAGGGGTGATCAACTTCGTAAGAAGTATAACGTTGGTCCAGAAAGGTCTGATACTTCTGCTAAGGCTCAGATTCTTCAACGTACTCGTGCAAAAGCAGAAAGAGATCAAAAAGAATTTGGTGGTTCACGTTATTCCAAAGGTGTTGCAGATAGATCAAAAGCAGCACATGAACGTCAATTGAAAGGTGGTTATAGTA